ATTTCCGTGACAAGTGGAGCCGCGTAGCATGGCTGAAACTGCACCTGTATTTAACCCGGACAGCTTCACACCTTTAGACGCAGCGCCTGTTGCACCTGCTGATAGTAACCCTGTGTTCGACCCCAACAACTTCAAGCCGTTAGGCTTACCGAATGAGACGGTGTTGGTGGAAGAGACGGGCGAAGTTATTGAGATGCCGCATGGTTCGTTTGAACAGTATTGGAAAACGGCAAACAGAGGGTTTGACAAAGGTGATGCTGAGACAGAGATCGGCAAGCTGGGCTTTGAGCAATACATGGGCAACGACACACCAGCCATCCGTGAGCGCATAGCTCAGCTTCATGAAGAGGCAGGTGGCAAGATTGAAACGATTGACTGGATTGACGAAGGTATACGCGCAACCGCGCAAACGATCCCTTTCATGAAATCAGTGATGGGTAACGCAGCCAAGCGAGGTATACAAGCGGCTCCTTATGGGGCTGTGACAGGTTTGGCGTTTGCTGGCGTAGGCGTGGTTCCCGGCTTCTTCAATGCGCTTGCCGCGGGTGCGTTAGGTGGTACGATGGAGCAGACGTTTGTTGTTGAGACGGGCCACCTCTACCGCGAGATCAAACAGTTCAAAGATGACAGAGGTAAGACTGTTGACCCATTGGCGGCGCGAATTACGGCAACACTAGGGGGCGCAACTTCGGCAGGGCTTGAAGCCATACCTATGACGCTGTTGTTTAAACTTGTCCCCGGTAGCAAGCAGGTCTTCAATAAGCTGGGCGACAAAACTCTAAAACATCTGAGGATACCAACAGGCAAAGGTGCGCTCCGCAAATTTGCGATAAACATATCTACGATCATGGCAGCAGAAAGCCTCACAGAAGGCGCACAAGAGTTTGTACAGGCCGCTGCGGCTGATCTGGCTAAATTGACCTCAGACGTTGACGTTCCCCTCACCATAGGAAACAACGCTATGGAGCGGGTTGGTAACGCTATGGTCGAGGCGCTGAAGGCCACACCTCTGATTGCCACAGGTTTCTCTGCACCACGCTTGGTTATGGATGTAGCCGAAGGCCGTGCAGCTAAGAGCGCCCGCCCTACCACACAAATTGAGAAGGTTGAAAGCCTACCGGGTGAGATCGTAGATGGTGTTACCACCAAACTGCGCCAAGCGCCTGTGTCACCTGACTTGAAGACATATAAGGTAGACGACCTCAACACCCAAGAGAAAGAAGCCCTCGCTGATGCGGGCGTTGAGATAGCTGACAACGGTACGATCAAAGCCGAAGACGCTGAGATGATCGCCGCTGAGAGTATGCGCCGCACAGATTTCTACCAGAAGCAGTTAAACCAGCAGACGAAAGCCGCTGACACAGCGGAGACGAAGGCACTGCGTAAGGTAGCCAGAGGCCGCATCCGCGCCATCGACAACGTGGTGCAGAACCTTGACCAGAACATCGACGACACCTTGACCATCATCGAAGAGCGCAAAGCACAGGGTAAACCTGTGAAGGCGCTAGACAACAAGGTCAACTCTCTGCTCAAGAAGCGTAAGATACTAGACGAAGAACGCGCCAGTCTGCTGACGCAAGGTACAGGTTTAGGCACAACCCGTGCAGCTTTTAAGGCTACAGACGAGATAATAGAACTTAAAGGCGTAGAGTTGTTAAAAGCCGAACGTAGGCTTGTTGAAGCAGAAACAAGGGCTACTCAGAAAGCGTTGCGTAGCGCGCTAACCGTGGGGCTTAAAGATGTTAAAGCGGCCCAAAACGTAGTAATTAAGGTTATTAATAACTCTGCTTTACCAAATGAAATGAAGGGCAGGTTTTTAAGCGCGGTCAAAAACATCCAGACTTTTGAGCAATTACAGCGAAGTATACCGCGTATTCAAGCTAGGATCGACGCGCTGGTTGAAGGTAAACGCCGCAGCGTTGTAGTCAAAAAATTAACTAAGATACTCAAGAATACTGCCGTTAAAGGCATAAAAGGTAAATTCGGACCACAGGTTCAGGCCGTGTTGGATGCGGCGCGTGAAGCATTGTTAGTGTCAAAAGAGGTAGCTGTTCTTCTTCTTGAAAAGAACGGAGAAAACGGGACATCAGAAATACCCAGTCCTATGGAAGCTCTAACAAATAAGATACTCATGTTAAGGGCTGACCCTAGAAACGTCAATCTAAGCAACTTAGAGACACTACTTGATACAATCACACAGCTTATAGACCTTGGTAAAACTATTATAGGCAATAGCGCCCTAGCCAAACAAATTGAAAGTGAAACTTTACGCACTGAGTTATTAGATTTAATTGGCCCAGAGCGTATTGAGACGCCACAACAACGTAATCGTCGTGAAAAAGCAATGACGGTTGAAGTTGTTACGTTTCTTGGAATGAGTGGTGCGTGGTGGAACAAACTGCGGCGCGTTATGCGTTCAAGCGACAAAGGTCGTGTAGACAAACTCACTAACGAACTAACTTTGTTTAAAGAGAGTCGAGCTTTTGACAGAGGTAAAACTGCTGCGGTTAAGCGTTTTACAGAATTAATGCTTAAGGCTATGAACACAACGTCCGAACGCGCTTTGATGAAAAGACTACAGGCTGACGAGACTGTAGAATTAAACTTAGGTGCGTATCGTCACTCTGATGGGGAGACACGGAACATAGAGGTTAGAACTCGCGCACAGTTACGTAAGCGCATTATGGAGTTGAAAGACCCTGCGCTGAAAGAGAGCATGATGTCGCCAAAGGGTAACGCCTACACCGAAGAGATCATCACGGCACTTAAAAATGAGATGACAGAACTCGACTATCGTATGGTTACTGCTCAACTTGAATTTTATGAGGAGTATTACCAACGCATTAACGAAGTGTATGAGCGTGTGTATGGTTATACCCTACCTAAGATTGAGTTCTACAGCCCAATCAAACGGTTATTCCCAGCTGAGAGTGGTACGGTAGACGAGTTTATGAAGGGTATTTTGTATCGAGGAGGCGTTGCTCCGGGCAGTCTTAAAAGCAGAAAACCTACTGTGCTTCCTATCATTGAGGCTGGTGATTTCGCGGTGTTGCAATCCCACATCAGTGAGATGGAATACTTCATCGCGTACAGCGAAAAAACTCAGCAACTTAATCAGGTGGTAGGTCATAAGGATGTCCGACGACGAATTGAACGCGTATTTGGTAAAGATATGTGGAAAACAATTGCGGAAGATTTAAACGCGTTTTCTAAACGAGGTGTTCAAAATTCTCTAGTGGGTGAAAAACTTCTTGTGACACTGATGCGTAATTTTTCTTTTGCTCAACTTGGCGCTAAACCTCAGATTGGTTTAAAACAATTGTCGTCTTTTGCTGCTTTTGCAGATGATGTAAAGACTAAAGATTTTATAGGGGGGATTATTAAATTTGCCGCAAACCCCAAAGCTGCGTTAACAGAATTAAATCAGAGTGAATTTTTTAGAGAACGGGGTGGAAACATAGACCAAGATTATCAAGCTATTTTATCTGATAAATCTTTTTTTAATTTTATAGGCAAAAATCCTACTATATCTAAAATATTAATGTTGCCAATTAAATTTGGCGACAAAGCGGCTATTGCTATAGGCGGCTACGGTCACTATCACGGTATGTTAAAAAAGAACGGGGGTAATAAAAAAGCGGCTATAAACAGCATGGAGTTGCTTGCCAACCGCACACAACAGTCAACTGATATAGATCAATTGTCCGGGCTTCAACGTCAAAGCAGTCTTATACGAGTAATGACACAATTTATGTCTTCTGCAAACGCGTTAGCTCGTGCTGAATACAACGCAATCATAGACAAAAGCGCAGGGCGAATTTCTAATAAAGAATTTTCAAAACGCATATTTATGTTGCACGTTTTTATTCCGGGTTTAATTCAATTTATAGCTAACGGTTTTTCTTGGGATAGCGAAGATCAATTAAGAGCGTCATTGTTAGGAGCATTAAATGGGGTGTTCATTATTGGTGACGCGTTTGATGCATTAGCCCGCGTGTTAGTATCAGGTGACACAGGCCCACACGGCATTGAAAATCGTAATCCATTAACTTTTTTTCCTGATATGATGAACGCAATCGTTGATTTTTCTGAAAATGGAATATCAGCAGAAGATTTCCTTGACGGTACTAAAGCTATAGACGGTTTTGCAGATGGTGCTGGCGCGTTGACTGGCATCCCTGTAAAAACACTAATTGGTGAAATACGGGGCATAATCCATATTGTTGACGGGGTAGCTTATAGTGATGAAGAAGATATAAAAAGAGGTTTTTTAGAAACATTAGGTTACTCAAGTTTCACTATTGACGAAAAGGTTCTCGATTAACAATGTTTAAACGTGCTACAGTTGTAAAATCAGAAGGAAACAAATTATGACCATCAGTTCAACAATAAACAGGACTAGCACCGCTGGCGATGGGTCTGCCACGGTTTTCAGCTTTCCTTACCTCTTTTTTGCTGATGACGATCTTACAGTTATCCTTGTTGTAGACAGCACAGGTGTTGAAACAATAAAAGAAATTACTACTCACTATACAATATCGGGTAAAGGTAACACTGCTGGTGGTTCGGTTACTATGGGGTCTGCTCCTGCGTCTGGTGAAACGTTAGTTATTATTAGAAAGGAACAGTTTACACAAGGTCTTGACCTTGTTGAAAACGACCCGTTTCCGTCTGATCTGGTCGAGCAACAACTTGATAGCTTAACGATGCTTGCACAACAGATGAACACTGAAATTAGCAGATCAGTTAAACTTTCTGACGGTGATACCACAGGCGCAAACACCACATTATCGGCTCCTGTTGCTAATGCCTTTATACAGTGGGACGGCACAGGGCTTGCTTTAACCACCTCAAGTACCTCTGCGGGCCAGTATCTAGGTGGGA